TATAGACCACAACGTAGTTTTTGTGTAAAGTAAACTAAGTCACACCAGAGAGAGTGCCTATGGCTATTGAAAAACCTATGATTCCAGCAGAGCTGGATATAGAAAGCAATCCTTCTGAAGAAGAACTTACTGTTGAGATAGTAAATCCTGATGCTGTTTCTATGGAAACAGATGATGGCGGGGTAATAATTGATTTTACTGGCGAGACTACGCAGAGTCTTATAGGTCCAGAACATGATTCTAACTTAGCAGAGTTCTTAGACGAGTCTGATTTGCAGGCTATGGCTTCTGAACTGGTTGAAGATTTTAATTCAGATAGAGAATCACGGGCAGATTGGGCAAGAGCCTATGTAAAAGGCTTGGATCTACTGGGTATGAAGATCGAAGATCGTCAGCAGCCGTGGGCGGGTGCCTCTGGCGTGTTCCATCCGGTCCTCACCGAAGCAGTTGTGCGGTTCCAAGCACAGGCTATGGGAGAACTGTACCCCGCTAGTGGGCCTGTCAGGACCAAGATAATGGGGAAAATTACCCCAGAAAAGTCAGATCAAGCCAATCGTGTACAAAACGAGATGAATTATCTCCTGACTGAGGAGATGACAGAGTACAGAGATGAGCTTGAGCAGATGCTATTTAAGCTGCCCCTTGCTGGCTCTGCGTTCAAAAAAGTATATTATGATCCTTTAATGGATAGGCCATGTGCCGTATTTGTCCCATCTGAGGACTTTGTAGCATCTTACGGCACTACAGATCTTATGACATGTCCAAGATATACGCATGTTATGAAGAAAACTAAAAATGAGATCTTAGAGTTACAGGTTGCAGGGTTTTATAAGGACGTAGATCTTCCAGACCCCGCTCCAGATTTTTCTGATATACAGGAAAAATACGATGAACTCGACGGAGAAAGTGCAATTGTTGAGGATGATGATCGCTACACTATCCTTGAAATGCACATTGATATTAACATGCCCGAAGAGTTCGATGACCCTGATGGTATAGCCCGTCCGTATGTCATAACTATAGAGAAGTCTTCACAAGAAATACTAGCGATTAGGAAAAATTGGTATGAAGATGACCCTAAAAAACGGAAGCGTCAGCACTTTGTTCACTACAAGTATCTTCCGGGTTTGGGGTTTTATGGCACGGGGCTTATCCACCTTATCGGAGGCTTGGCAAAGTCTGCGACATCTATCCTTCGTCAGCTTATTGACGCTGGTACTCTATCGAACCTACCTGCTGGGCTTAAAGCTAGGGGTATGCGTATTAAGGGGGACGACACTCCTCTTATGCCGGGTGAATTTAGGGATGTGGACGTGCCGGGCGGTGCCATCCGTGATTCGATTACGTTTATCCCTTACAAGGAGCCAAGTAGCGTACTCTACTCGTTGCTTGGAAATATTGTCGAGGAAGGAAGGCGTATAGGGTCTGTAGCCGATATACAGGTTGGTGACATGAATGCTCAAGCACCAGTCGGCACAACTCTTGCGCTTCTGGAGCGGTCCATGAAGGTGATGTCTGGTGTTCAGGCTCGCCTTCATGCCGCGATGAAGAAAGAACTACGTCTACTTGCGAAGATCGTGCATGATTACATGCCTGTTGAATACGCTTACGAGATGGATGGTAACTTCAACAGAATAGAAGATTTTGATAAGCGCGTGGACGTAATCCCTGTGTCTGATCCAAATGCTGCAACTATGTCTCAGCGCATCATGCAGTATCAGGCCGCATTACAGTTGGCCCAGCAAGCACCGCAGCTATATGATATGGGTATGCTCCACCGACAGATGCTGGAAGTTCTTGGTATCCAAGATGCAAGTGATATCATTAAATTACCAGACGAAATTAAACCAGCAGATCCTGTGACAGAAAACATGATGATCATGAAACAGGAACCTGTAAAAGTATTTACTTATCAGGATCATGAGGCTCATATCGCGGTTCACATGGCTGCAGCGCAAGATCCAAAGATTATGCAGATGATAGGCCAGTCTCCGTTTGCTCAAGTTATACAGCAAAACATGGCTGCTCATATTACTGAACATGTTGCCGCTCAGTATCGTAAGGAAATAGAAAAGCAGCTTGGTGTAGAAATGCCACCACAGGATCAACCATTGCCAGAAGACTTAGAGGTACAGATCTCTCGTCTGACGCAGGAAGCGGCTGCTAAGTTGCTAAAGAAAGATCAAGCAGAGGCGCAACAACAGCAGATTCAGCAGCAACAGCAGGATCCCGTTGTGCAGATGCAGCAAGCAGAAATGCAGCTTAAACAGGCAGAGTTGAAACATAAAATGCAGATGGATGCAGCTAAGTTGCAGCTTGAAGCTAAGAAGATTGAAGCCCAAAATCAACGTGAAGGCGCAAAACTAGGGGTAGAACTTGCGACAGAACTCGATAAAAACCAGCGCGCAGATCAGCGCGAAGGCGCAAAACTGGGTATAGAAGTAGCACGGGAGCTAACAAGAGGTGGAAGACAGTAGTGTAATTGCACTCATGCAGCGGGTTATCTCGCAGTATAAAGAGGAAGTAGAATTATTTTTGGCTGGCGGGGGTGCCGAAGATATAGCGCAATACAACAGAGTTGTTGGTCGTTACGAAGGTTTAAAACTTATAGAGAGGGAGCTAGAAGACCTAGAAAAAAGATTTATTGAAGAGTAGATCTTTTTGATCTATTCGTAAGTGGGGCTTCGTGGATGAATCCACGCAAGGTTTCTGTGAACCTTTAATCACTGCAAGGTAGGTAAATGTATACAGGTAAGAAAACAACTGAAGAAAAAGTAGCAACACAGCTACCACAGCCTAAAGGCTACAAGATCCTCATAGGACTTCCAGAGGTAAGCGAAAAGACAGAAGGCGGAGTATTTATGCCTGATGGTCTTAGATCCGCCGAAGAAACTGCGTCAATAATAGGTTTTGTTATTGATATGGGGGGAGATGCTTACAAAGATCATAATAAATTTCCAGATGGACCGTACTGCAAGAAAGGAGATTTTGTTATCTTCCGTTCTTACTCAGGCACACGGTTCAAGATCCATGGAAAAGAGTTTCGCTTGATCAATGATGATACAGTCGAAGCTGTAGTTGATGATCCACGGGGGTACACACGGATATGAGTAATCTGGCTGAAGAATTTGAAGAAGAAACCGTTGCGGAAGCAATTGCAAGCGCACAGGGTAATGTGCAGGTAGAAGAAGATGATGGCAGCTTTGAGATTGAAGTTGTTGATGACACGCCTGAAGAGGATCAAGGCAAACCTCGTCGCGCCGAGAATACGGAACCAAAGATACCGTCAGATGACGAAGTAGAGAAGTATTCTGAAGGCGTACAGAAACGTATCAAACAGCTAAAGTTTGAGTTTCACGAAGAGCGCCGCGCAAAAGAAGAAGCCGCACGTATGCAAGAAGAGGCTTTACGTTATGCGCAGCAGATAAAAGCCGAAAATGATAGGCTGAAGAAAACGCTTGATGAAGGAGAAGCCACTCTAATTAATCAAGCAAAAGGGCGTATTGATGCACAGTTGGACAAGGCCAAAGCCGCTTACAAAGCAGCTTATGAGTCTGGAGATCCTGATGCACTTCTTGCAGCCCAAGAACAGCTTACAACTATCCAAAACGAAAAATATCGCGTAGATAACTACAAACCACAACAAAGAGTACAACAACAAGCTCCACAACCCACCTATCAACAGCCTGCGGCCCAACCACCAAAAGTGGATCAAAAAGCCTTAGAGTGGGGAAAAAGGAACGATTGGTTTGAAAAAGACCCCGAAATGACGGGGTACGCGTATGGGCTTCATGAGAAGCTTGTAAAACAAGGTATTGATCCAAGAAGCGATCAATACTATGATGAGATAGATAAGTCTATACGACGAGTCTTTCCAGATAGGTTTGATGGTGGGCTAATTGAGGAAGAAGCACCCCATCGTCAACACGGCTCCGTGGTTGCCGCACCGTCTAAAACGACAAAGAAACCACGCACAGTGCGACTGACCTCAACGCAAGCCTCTCTCGCCAAGCGGCTTGGTCTGACTAATGAGCAATATGCGGCGCAGTTAATGAAGGAAGCATCTAAATGACGGATAGAACCTCACGCACAAGTGAGACTCGCGAAGAGTCAAAACGCAAAGTGTCATGGCAGAGACCTTCTATGTTACCGACCCCCGAACCCAGAGAGGGCATTGAGTTCCGCTGGATTCGCACATCAACCTTGGGTAATACGGATAACACGAACGTTTCTTCCAGATTTCGTGAAGGTTGGACACCTGTTCGGAAGGAAGATCATCCAAACCTTCACGTTGTGTCTGATATCGACTCACGATTTCAAGACAATATTGAGGTCGGTGGATTACTGCTTTGCCAGAACTCTACCGAAAACGTTAAGGCTAGGAGGGAAGCACAACTTGATCAGGCCAAGAGCCAAATGCAAGCTGTGGATAACTCTTATCTAAGACAATCAGACCCTCGTATGCCCGTTCTAAACCCAGAGCGTTCTACGAGGACTTCATTTGGCAAGTAACCTTTCGAGGGAGCTTGCTTGGTAGAAACTAAGATGTAGGAGAGAGCTATGGCTACTTCAGCGGCTCCTTATGGTCTCCGTCCCGTCAAACGTGCGGATGGAATGCCATATGCTGGGGCAACGTCCCAGTATCTCATCGACCCTGCTGGTGAAGCAACGAACCTATTCTATGGTCAAGTTGTAATCATCGGGGCTGATGGGTATATCGCGCTGGCTACAGGTACAGGTGCAGACCTTACCTCTAACAGCATTTCAGGCACTTCAGGCGTAGGCGGCATCGGCGTCTTCGTCGGTTGTGAATATGTAAACTCTTCAGGTCAACGTGTTCAAGCACAGTACTATCCGTCTGGTACAAACAGCAATAGTACTAAGATTGTGGCTTATGTTGTCGATGATCCAAATGTACTATTCCAAGCGCAGCTTGATGGTTCTGGAGCGCAGACAATTATTGGTACGAACACATTCTTTGCAGCGGCTCAGTCTACCTCAACTGGTGATACAGTTACAGGTAACTCAACGTCTGCATTAGATGCGACTGTTCAAACCGCAGCGGCTGCATTCCGCATCGTTGCTCATGTTTCTGATCCTGCTGATTCGTATCCAGATGTACTTGTAAAGTTCAATCCGGGCGCTCACCAGATGACGAACAATGTTGGCTTATAAAGGAGTTAAATAATGGCTATTTCTCGCGCCCAGCTCCTTAAAGAGCTTCTTCCCGGCCTAAACGCTTTGTTTGGCTTGGAATACGGTAAATACGAAAACGAACACGACGAGATCTATGAGACTGAAACTTCAGAGCGTAGCTTTGAAGAAGAAGTCAAATTGTCCGGGTTTGGTGCGGCTCCTGTGAAAGCAGAAGGTGCGTCTATTTCCTACGACAATGCACAGGAATCTTTCACCGCTCGTTACAACCATGAAACTGTTGCTATGGGTTTCTCTATCACTGAAGAAGCGATGGAAGACAACCTGTATGACTCTCTTTCTGCACGTTACACAAAGGCACTTGCCCGTGGTATGGCGTACACAAAGCAGACGAAAGCAGCTTCATTGTTGAACACAGGGTTTGATACGTTCAAATCTGGTGACAACGTGTTCTTGTTCGCAACCAACCACCCAACTATTGAAGGCGGCACAAACGCAAACAAACCTTCAACAAATGCTGACTTGAATGAAACTTCGCTTGAGCAAGCTGTGATTGATATTGCTGCGTTCACTGATGAACGTGGTCTGTTGATCGCTGCGCGTCCACGCAAGCTTATCATTCCACCAGCGTTGATGTTTGTTGCAACACGTCTTCTGCAAACAGAACTGCGTGTAGGAACGGCAGACAATGATATTAACGCAATCCGTTCTAACGGATCTATCCCAGAGGGTTATAGTGTTAACCACTACCTGACGGATAACGATGCGTTCTTTATCACGACTGACATTCCTAACGGCATGAAGCACTTTGTGCGTACTGCCATGCAGACAGGTATGGACGGTGACTTCGATACAGGTAACGTGCGCTATAAAGCGCGTGAGCGTTATTCATTCGGTGTTTCTGACCCGCTTGGAATTTACGGTTCCCCCGGAGCGTAAATTATGTTACAGTATGGATACTGATGGTATTTCATTGGTATCCTCCCTGATTGGACTGGGCCACTTCGGTGGCCCTTTCTTTATTCACAAGTTGCCTCTTTCTTTTTTTATAAACTATGTTATCCTGTTTTTATCCCTGACAGCCAATAGGCTGACACACCCAAAGACAGGAGATCAAAATGGGTCTAACTACCTTTTCAGGTCCGGTTCGTTCTGAACGCGGATTTACTGCTGTAGGATCAACCGCAGTCGTAGCAATCACAGCAGAAACAACTCTCACATATGCAGACCACGTAGGGCGCATTATTGAAATCAATGATGCAGACGGTGCAGTTACGCTTCCAGCAATCACCAGTGACACTATTGGCGCAACCTACAAATTCTTCGTAGGCACCACTGCTTCTGACTTGGATATCAAAACAGATGGCACAGATAAGTTTGTTGGCAATCTCCTTCTTGCCGCCGCCGCCACTTCTCAAGCTAGGGGTTTCGCTCCTGCAGCAAGCAACGATGTCATTTCTATGAACGGCACCACCACAGGTGGTATTGCAGGTTCTGTCGTGGAAGTTACAGCGATTGCAACCGCAGAATATCTTGTTACTGGCACATTGTTAGGATCAGGCACACTCGCTACTCCGTTTGCTGATAGCTAATAGGAGTGAGATATGCGTTCTGATGTACAATCGAAACGTGTTACTGGAACGGGGTCACTTAGTGTTGGCCCCGCTCGAATCCGTCAGATCCAAGTATTAACAACTACTGGATCGCCTAGACTGACAATTACTGATGGTAACGGTGGCTCTACCGCACTTGATTTGGACTTTGCAGCTTCTGACTCTCATTCAGTAAACATTCCGTCTGATGGCATTCGTGTCAGCGACATCTATGTTTCTGCGTTTACAAACATCACCGCTATGACGGTGTTTTATAACTAAGAGGTTCTCATGGCTCGTGAAGTAAGTTCTATCTCTAGAGTTGGCACTAGCGAGCCATTCGAGCTTCAAGTTGCTCGTGAGCAAATATCTTTCCATAAGACTATTTTTAAGTTTGGTTATAATTCTGTTGTTGGGTCCATAAAGGAAACCATTTGGGAACAAGGCGGTTTATACGCTTATCCCGCATCAGCCACAGTAATGACTATATCAAGCAGTTCAGCTAATGATGCTGCCGCAGGAACTGGTGCAAGAACATTAGAAATTTTCGGCCTAGACGCCGATTACAATGAAATAAACGAAGTTGTCACATTGAATGGGCAAACTGCTGTTAACACCACAAAATCTTACCTACGGATAAATCGCGGCCTTGTTCGCAGTGCAGGTAGTGGTGGTGCAAACGATGGCATAATTTACGCAGGAACAGGCACAGTGACCTCTGGAGTTCCCGCTAATATTTATCTTACCATCAATGGTGATGGTGATAACCAAACATTAATGGCGGTTTGGACAGTTCCCGCAGGATATACAGCGTTTCTTACAAAAATGGCTTTATCTACAGGCACGGCAACTAATACACCGGCTGTTCTAAATGCTAGTCTTGTTGCTAGGCCATACGGAGAAGTCTTTCAGATAAAGGAAAGATTTACCTTAACAGATGGCGCACACGAACAGTTCTACACTTTCCCGTTAAGATTCACAGAAAAAACAGACTTAGAGATGAGGGCCTTTTCTTCTTCAGGATCGGTTAACTTTAATGTGTCCGCGTCAATGCAGTTTATTTACATTCAAAATGGGGGTGACTTGTAGTGGCTGAAAAGAAAAAAGACAGCCGTTTAACAAGAGCGGGTGTTTCTGGTTACAACAAACCAAAGCGTACTCCTAATCATCCAACAAAAAGTCATGTTGTTGTGGCTAAGCAAGGTGATAAGGTTAAGACTATCCGCTTTGGACAGCAGGGTGTGAAGACAAACCAGACTGTAGGGCAACGCAAAGCCTTTAAGTCTCGTCACGCAAAGAACATCAGCAAGGGCAAGATGTCTGCAGCTTATTGGGCTGATCGTGTTAAGTGGTCCCCTAGTAAAACTAAATCTAGTTCTCCAAAGTGGAAGAAAGGTTCATAATGGATATCTTGAGCAGTAAGGTTGTGATGGGGGTCGCAGCGGCTTTAATTGGTCTAGTGGGCGCGGTTTCGTATAATTGGGCTAGTTGGGCGACAGAAACCTTGATCGCTGTAGACAAGCGAACCGAAGTCATGGCTGTTCAGATGCAAGCAATAAAGCTGGAACTGGAGCGTTTGTATGCCGTTAACAGATAAGGGCAAAGAAATCATGCGCTCCATGAAGAAGGAGTATGGCCCTAAAAGGGGTGAGCGTGTGTTCTATGCTTCTAAGAATAAAGGAACGATATCTGGTGTAGAAGAAATGAAATACGGCGGGTTTACTTCCACTGGTGACGACACGAAAGACCTCGAACTCATTCGCATGGGTAAAGGGGGCAAAGCTAAAAAGAAACCTAAAAGCCGTGTAAATGAAGCTGGAAACTATACAAAGCCTACTATGCGCAAGAATTTGTTTAATAGAATAAAGGCTGGTGGCAAGGGTGGTAAACCGGGTCAATGGTCAGCAAGAAAGGCTCAAATGCTTGCAAAGGCTTACAAAGATGCTGGGGGTGGATATAAGTAGTGGCTCTAAAAAAGTCTCAAAAAAGCCTTAAAGCTTGGACGAAACAGAAATGGCGCACCAAGAGTGGGAAGCCTAGTAGTAAAACTGGTGAGCGGTATTTACCTAGTGCGGCTATTAAGTCTCTTAGCCCCGCTGAGTATGCAGCCACAACAAGAGCAAAACGAAAAGGCACGGCTTCAGGCAAGCAGCATGTGGCTCAACCTGAAAAAATTGCAAAGAAAACCAAACGATTTAGAAGTGTAGTGACATAATGGCTGTAGTTACCCCCGACCTACCTGAAATCTTTGAGGAAGCATATGAACGTGCTGGCCTAGTTATGCGTACAGGCTATGACCTTAGAACTGCTAGGCGCAGCCTTAACCTTTTAACATTGGAGTGGCAGAACCGTGGGCTTAATCTCTTCACTATTGAATCAGGCACGATTGCTGTATCAGAAGGTACGGCAACGTATACCCTTCCTTCGGACACAATCGACATCATCGAACACCAAATCCGAACAGGAACAGGCACCAACCAAGTCGATACCGCCCTCGAAAGAATTAGTGTCGCAACCTACGCCCAGCAAACCAACAAAAACACGCAAGGTAGGCCGACCCAAATCTACGTCCAAAGGCTCTCGACAGAAACAAAAGTAACTCTGTGGCCTGTGCCTGATGGTTCAGCAACGTACACTATATTTTATTATAGATTGAAGGGTATAGACGGCCTTTCTTCTGGCGTTGGCGATACAATTACGTCTGTGCCACCTCGCTTTGTACCGTGCCTTGCTGCTGGCTTGGCTTACTACTTAGCTATGAAAAGGCCAGAAGTGGCTAACAGAGTGCCAGCACTAAAACAGGAGTATGAGTTCCAGTTCGAATTAGCTGCAGGTGAAGATGAAGAAACGGCATCAATTAAGTTTGTGCCGTATGATACGTTTGTTTTAGGTGGATAATGACATACGCAAGGGGTAAATATGCTTTTGGATACTGTGATAAAACGGGATTTCGTTACCCGTTAAAAGATCTTGTACCTGAGTTTCAGAACGGCGTTAAAACAGGATTTCTTGTTGGGAGGGATGTGGTAGACCCAGATCAACCACAAAACTTTCTGGGGCGTGTAAAAATATTCGATCCTCAGTCTTTGCGTAATCCAAGACCCGATACATCTTTGGATGAAAGTCGGGGTCTTTTTGGATTCAATCCTGTTTGGAATGATGCTCAATACATGACAGGCCAAGTTGGCACAGTTAAGGTTACTACATCTTAGGAGTTAAGAACATGAAAAAGAAACCTATAGCTATGAAAAAAGGTGGTGCACCTAAAACAAGTTTGCGTCCTAAACGTAGACCCCCTTCTCTTCGCCCAAAAGCTAGACCTTCTGGAAAGCTCCCATCTACTTCGGAGGGTACGCCGATTGAAATTGGCCCCATGCCGGAACGTGGTGATATAGAGCTGATGCTTATGGAAGAGAAGGAGCGGGTAAACAAAAAGATGGGTGGCGGTAAAATGCACCGTATGCCAGATGGTAGTATGATGGCGGGGGCTTCACACGGCATGAATTATGGTGGTAAGGTAAAGAAAATGAAGCATGGCGGTAAGTGTCGCGGAATGGGTGCGGCAACTCGCGGTGGTAACTTTAGTAAAGATGGATAGGTTCAAATGAACTATTCTGAACTGACACAAGCAATAAAGGACTATACGGAAAACACGGAGTCCACGTTTGTAACGAACATTCCTACGTTTGTTCGTCAGGCAGAAGAACGAATTATGCGAACTGTTACTATACCTGAACTACGTAAGAATGTTACGGGTACTTCAAGCCTTGGAACTCCTTATCTTGCTAGACCAGCGGATTTTCTAGCTATGTTTTCTCTTGCTATTATCGATGGTAGCAACAACTATAATTACGTCCTTGAGAAAGAAGTAAACTTTATTAGAGAAGCGTATCCTTCAGCGTCTACGCAAGGCGTTCCAAAATATTACGGTATTTTTGATGGTGATGCTTTTTCTGCAAGCGCAGAGACATCGAGTGGTAATTTCATTCTGGGGCCAACCCCAGATGCAAACTACAACGTCGAGCTTCATTATTACTATGACCCACCGTCTATAGTCACTGCGGGGCTTTCTTGGCTTGGGGACAATGCAGAGTCAGTTTTGCTGTATGGATCTCTTATTGAAGCTTATACTTTTATGAAGGGAGAAGCTGATATTATTCAGCTTTATATACAAAGATATGAAGCCGCTCTGCAAGAATTGGCTGTCTTAGGAATTAAGCTTCGTAGTGATACCTATAGGGAAAGCTTGGTTTAATGTTTGATGCTAGAGTAGACATATCCGAAGCGCCTATCGTGAACGTAATTACGACAGAAAACCGTGGTCAAACCCCGGAAGAGGTTGCGGCAAGATGTGTAGAAAGGATTGTGCAGGTTTCTGAAACCGCGCATCCAGTTTTGAGAGATCAAGCAATTGCCTATCGTGACGCTGTACAACAAGTGGTGACGTTTTACATGAAAGAGGTTATAAAAAGTGACAGAACAACGGTATATAATGCAATTAAGGATGCTGGGCAACTCAGTCTGGCAGAAGCCATAAGGAGACTTTAGCATGGCAATTACACAGGCAATGTGTACTTCTTTCAAGAAAGAGCTTCTGTTAGGAGTACACAGGTTTGGAACGAATGCAGCCGACACAATGAAGTTGGCTTTGTACACAAGCTCCGCAACACTAGATGCGACAACGACAGCTTACTCAGCCACAAATGAAGTGTCTGGTACGGGATATAGTGCTGGTGGGGGGAGTTTAACTGGGGTGGCTCCGACAACAAGTTCGACCACAGCGTTTACAGATTTTGCGGACCTGACGTTCTCAAGCTCAACGATTACCGCAAGGGGCGCACTGATTTACAACAGTACACCAAGTGCTAATGATGAGTCTGGCTCTGCGCTTACGAATCCGTCTGTTGTTGTTTTGAATTTTGGTTCTGACAAGACATCTTCAAACGGTGATTTTACAATTCAATTCCCAACAGCGGATGCGTCTAGTGCTATTATAAGGATCGCGTAACAATGGCAGTGCTTGTAAACAGGGCAAAGATGTCCACGGCAACAACAGGCACTGGGACGATTACATTAGGCAGTGCGGTTTCTGGGTTTCAAACTTTTGCTGATGCTGGTGTTACTGACGGGCAGACGGTTCGTTATGTAATTGAAGATGGTGCAAATTTTGAGATTGGTAACGGCACATACGGTGCGTCAGGCACGACGTTAAGCAGGTCAGTTCTTGAAAGCTCAAACTCAGACGCGGCGATAAACCTGTCTGGGAATGCTTTTGTTTTCATTGGCGCGATAGCTAGAGACATTACTTCAGATGTGGCAATAACGGGTGGTAGTGTGACGGGCATTACGGATCTTGCTATTGCTGATGGTGGAACAGGCGCTTCAACTGCGGATGCGGCGAGGACTAACTTAGGGACAACGGACGAGGCCACGGCTCTCGCCATTGCATTGGGCTGATCTATGGCAAATACATTTAAAGTTGTAACAAAGGCGGGAGTAACGACCCTAGATGATATTTACACGGTTGCGGGATCCACAACGACAGTGGTTCTTGGTTTGGTTCTTGGCAACACAACATCTAGTCAGGTTACGGCTACGGTGACGCTCTCTAGTGATACAGCAAACAGGGCTGGTAACAACGATGAAGCGAATCAGGATGTTGAGATTGTGACGGATGCGCCGATACCTCAAGGGTCATCTCTTTCTGTGCTTGATGGTAAGGTTGTTATGGAAACTACGGATATTTTGAAGGTATCTGCTTCGGGTGCCACAGATGTTATTCTCAGCATTATGGAGCAAACCTGATGAGTAACCAAAGTGATCTTGCAAAATCTGCGGCTGGGTTTAACGGAGATCCTCTAAGCATTGATACAGCTAACAATCGGGTTGGCGTGGGTACTGTTTTGCCTTCAAACCCAATTACAGTTGACGCTGCAAATGCACTTGGCTCTACTTTTACAGGTACAACGGCAGGTGAAGGCATAAGAGTCAGGCAAACAAGTTATACGGCAGATAATTATGTTTCTTTGATTGAGGCTCCATATGTTAATACTGCATCTCAACCTGCTGTAAGAATTGGTGCTAAGTTTAATGGTGGTGGGTCATCATTAGCTTTTGGCACCACTAATAACTACGGTAGTGGAATTACAAATACCGCAATGACCATCGATGCCAGCGGTAATCTGTTGGTGGGTAAGACTTCCACAGCATTCGGTTCAGTAGGTGCAAGACTTTCATCTACAGACAATCACTTTACGACTGATGGAGGGGCTGTTGCTGACTTTAACCGCCTTACCTCTGATGGCTCTATTGTAAACTTCTACAAAGACGGCACCACGGTGGGCAGTATTGGGGTTGCTGCAAGTGACGACTTTTACATTGGTGCATCTACTGCAAACCATGCGGGACTTTATTTTGGTACTGATATTGTTTACCCAATGAGGGCCAATAGCTTATCTGATGGTGTAACTAGCTTAGGGCTTTCAAGTAATCGGTTTAATGACATCTACGCCACCAACGGTACTATCCAAACATCTGACCAAAACGAAAAGCAACAGATTGCATCATTAACAGACGCAGAAATGCAAGCAGCCAAGGCAATCAGCAAGCTATTCAAAACCTTTAAGTGGAACGACAGTGTAACTGAAAAGGGTGATGATGCTCGTATTCACTCAGGTGTGATTGCACAGGAAGTCGAAGCTGCAATGTCTGCTGCTGGCCTTGATGCTGGCAAGTATGCGTTCTTCATCAGCACAACTTGGTGGGAAACACAGACAGAGGTTCCAGCGGTTGAGGCAGACGAGGAGAACGGCATAGAGGCCAAAGAAGCCTACACACGCACTGACACCTACGACACAGCAGAAGAAGCCCCAGAGGGTGCAACTGAACGCACCCGCAAAGGTATTCGATATCCTCAGTTGATGTCATTCATTGGTGCTGCAACAGAACAAAGATTGGCTTCTATTGAAGCAAGACTAGACGCACTGGAGAGTTCATAATGGCAGGTTACATTGGCAGTCAAACACCTGTAGTCTCTAACGGATCGCAACGTAAGTACACGTTTACAGCCACGGCTGCACAGACTGTCTTTACTGGAATGGACATTCCTAACCCCCAGCAAATCCAAGTGTTCCAGAATGGTGTACGTCTAGTTATTACAACTGACTATACTGTTTCCAGTGGGACCACAGTAACGCTTGTAAATGCAGCTTCTGCTGGTGATAGCTTAGTGGTTATTCTGTTTGCTGATTACCAGTTGCTTGATACAGATGCTTTGACGTTTACGGGTGGCACTACAATTGAAGGTGATCTGACTGTAGACACTAACACGCTTTATGTTGACAGCACGAACAATCGGGTTGGTATTGGGACGAGTTCAGTTCCAGCCGAAGCAAGAGCTATGGTGTCTGGTGGTCGTTTCTATGTAAACTCACAAGATCAGTATTCAGTTTTGTTACAAAACGGAGGGACAAGTGGTGGGTTTATTGGTACAACTGGTGGTGATACAATAAACTTCTTTAGCAGTAGTGGCACAGAACGCCTCCGCATTCTTTCATCTGGTGGCATCACCTTTAACGGCGATACGGCCGCAGCCAATGCGCTGGATGACTATGAGGAGGGAACCTTCACGCCTACCTCTACAACTAACTCTGGTACAGCGGCAACTTTCGGAACAGCGCAAGGTGCCTACACTAAAATAGGTAACGTAGTTCATTTTTCCCTAGACGTAACTAATATTGATACTACCGGAACCACTTCTAGTTCTGGGTTTCGGATAGATGGTTTACCTTTTACTGTAGATGTAGATGGCACAAGAGCCGTTGTTCTTTGGGATAACATAACTTTTCAAGGCACTAGGACGTCTTGCGTGGCAACTATTAGTACGGCTGAATATATCCAGTTAAACTCAATGGGTACTGGTATTTCAGATACAGCTGTTGATTACGGGGATCTGAGCAGCGGCGTAACAGATGTATTTATCTGTGGTTTTTACTACACAGATCAATAACTCACTGCATAGCTTTGGGTTGGACAGTCCAGAAAAGGAGATAAAATCATGGCACTGACAGAGACAACTGAAAACGATAAAATAGAAGTCGTATCTAAAAATGGATATAAGTTAGTATCTGTACGCACTGCTTCAATCATCTACCGTGATGGAGTAGAAGTCAATCGCAATTTTCATCGCACAATGGTCAAGCCAGATGCTGATCTTTCTGAACTAGACGCAGATGTGTCTGCAATTTGTACAACTGTGTTTACACAAGAAGTTAAAGATGCCTATGCAGCAATGTTGGCGGCATCGGAGGAATAATCCATGTCAGGCTATATCGGCACAATACCCACACCACAGGCAACGATGAACAGGGATGTCTTTACTGCTACGGCGGGACAGACGAGTTTTCCAACATCAGGGTATACACCGGGATTTCTTGATGTGTACATGAACGGCGTACATTTGGTTAATGGTACGGATTATACAGCAAGTAATGGTTCTGATGTAGTGCTTACCTCTGGGGCTGCTGCTGGAGACAACTTAGAAGTTGTAATATTTAAAACCTTTGAGACTGCAAACTCAGGTGGAAGATACAAAGGTGAACGTGGTACTATAGGAAGTGTGGCTTCAGCGGGTGACATCTTTAGGATTAATCAGCAACAGCTAGATACAAGTGTTACTATAGACGCCACAGAGAATGCTTCCTGTGCTGGTCCATTGACCGTGGCCTCTGGCGTTACACTGACTGTTACATCAGGGGGGAACTTGAGCATTGTCTGAGATTAGAGCAACAACAATAAGTGATGCGGCTGGTACTGGCCCTATTACGCTGACTAAACAAGCAGCGGCTAAAGCTTTTGCCTCAACTAACGCTGCTGGAACAACTATACATGAGAGCCTAAATATTAGCAGTTTAGGAGATACATCTACAGGACAACAACTTTTAAGTTTTACAAGCAACATGAGTGGCTCAACATATATGTCAAACGCTAACGCTAATAGTTCTCAAAATGATTGGGGACACGCTGGCAGTATTACTAAGTCTACCTCTCAATGCGATACTTCTGCTTATGATGGTGGTGCAAGTTATCAAGACAATGATATGTCTACTGTTATTATGGGAGACCTAGCATGAGTACGATAACGGTCACAAACATCAAGGCTACGGGTGAGACAAATAGTCGTGCGGTGTCAGGGGTTGCTGCTGGTTATTTAAATTTTGCTGCTAATGTTGCAACGCCATCCGTTACTGACAGCTTCAACCACTCGTCGATAACAGACGGTGGAACAGGAATTTTTGCGTGTAATTTTGTCAACAATATGGCAAATGCAAATTTTGGTCATTGCGATGGGGGTGACCATTCGGCTGCTGGAATTAATACAAATAAATTTGATTCTCGTTCTTCTTCAACTTTTAATTGTAGAGCTTATGACTATAACGGTACTTTGAATGATAATGCTTATATTTCTCTAAGCTTTATAGGAGACCTAGCATGAGTACGTTAAACGTCAGCAACATCACCGATGGAACAACAACAGTCGGCACTGAGTATGTGGTCAATGGGGCTGCGAAGGTTTGGGTTAATTTTACTGGAACTGGTACCGTAGCTATTGATGACAGTTTAAACACAAGCAGTATTACCGATAACTCCACAGGAAGATACGAAGCTAATCCA